AATACAAAAATATAAAGATGAGTTATCTATAAATGGTGATTTATCTTATTTAAATTTAGACTGGAAACCAGTACCTATTATATCTAAGTTTGTAGATATTGTTGTAAATGGTATTGCAGAAAGAACATACGATATAAAAGCTTATTCACAAGATCCATATGGTGTTAGTAAACGTACTAAATATATGGATTCTATTCTTGCTGATATGAGAGCGAAAGAATTAAATGATTTTGCTGCAGAAGCTTTTGGTGTTGATTTATACGATAATAAAAAAGAAACTTTACCAGATACAGAAGAAGAACTACAATTACATATGCAGCTTAACTATAAGCAAGCTGTAGAAATGGCAGAAGAGCAAGCATTAAATGTTTTGCTAGAAGGTAATAAGTATGAGTTAACTAAGAAAAGATTTTATTACGACTTAACAGTTTTAGGTATTGGTGCTGTAAAAACAAACTTCAATACATCAGAAGGTGTTACTGTAAAGTATGTTGATCCAGCTAACCTTATATATTCTTATACTGAGTCGCCTTATTTCGAAGATATATACTATGTTGGTGAAGTTAAGTCAATACCAGTTAATGAGCTTGTTAAGCAGTTTCCAAACATGACTGTTGAAGAGCTTGAAGATATAGTTAAAAACCCTGCATACAACAACTCTAACTATGATGGTAACTTTTCAAACAGAGGTGGTATAGACCCTAACAAAGTTCAAGTTTTATATTTTAATTATAAAACATATATGAACGAGGTTTACAAAGTAAAAACTACTGGTAGTGGAGCTTCTAAAGCAATACCTAAAACAGATAAGTTTAATCCAGTTATAGATGAATCAACTAACTTTGACAAACTATCAAGATCAGTTGAAGTACTATACGAAGGAGCTGTAATTTTAGGTACAGATAAATTACTCAAGTGGGAGCTTGCTAAAAATATGGTTAGGCCTAAGAGTGACTACACTAAAGTTAAAATGAACTATAGCATCGTAGCACCTAGATCTTACAAAGGTAGAATAGAATCACTTGTAAGGCGTATTACTGGTTTTGCTGATATGATACAGCTAACACATTTAAAACTACAACAGGTGATGTCTAGAATGGTTCCAGATGGAATATACTTAGATGCAGATGGTTTAGCCGAAATAGATTTAGGTAATGGTACAAACTATAATCCTCAAGAAGCTTTAAATATGTTCTTCCAAACAGGTTCGATTATTGGTAGAAGTTTTACTTCCGATGGTGATATGAACCCAGGTAAAGTACCGATACAAGAAATAACAAGTGGTAGTGGTGGTAATAAAATGCAAGCATTAATTGGTAATTACAATTACTACTTACAAATGATAAGAGATGTGACCGGTCTTAACGAAGCTAGAGATGGTAGTGCACCAGATAAAAATGCTTTAGTAGGTGTACAGAAATTAGCTGCAGCAAATAGTAATACAGCGACAAGACATATACTACAAGCGGGGTTACAATTAACTCAAGAAGTTGCAGAGTCATTATCATTAAGAATATCTGATATTATAGAATACTCACCAACTAAAAATGCTTTTATACAAGCTATAGGTACTCATAATGTAGCTACACTTGAGGAGATGAAAGATTTACATCTGTATGACTTTGGTATATTTATAGAGTTAACTCCTGATGAAGAAGAAAAAGCAATGCTTGAGAATAATATTCAAGTAGCTTTAGCACAACAAAGTATAAACTTAGAAGATGCTATTGACCTTAGAGAAATTAAGAATATTAAACTAGCTAATCAACTATTAAAAATACGTAGGGTTAAAAAGCAAGCGCAAGATCAGTTGATACAACAACAAAATATTCAAGCACAGGCACAGGCAAATATGCAAACACAACAAGCATCTGCACAGCTAGAAGTTCAAAAAGAACAAGCTAAAACGCAGAGCGAGGCACAGCTTGAGCAAATGAAAGCACAACTTGAAGCTCAGAAACAAGCACAAGAAGTTGAATACAAAAAACAACTTATGCAATTAGAGTTTCAAATGAATATGCAGCTTAAATCCATGGAGGTACAAGCTATAAAAGGTAAAGACGAAATGAAGGAAGATCGCAAAGATGAAAGAACAAGAATACAAGCATCACAACAAAGTGAGCTTATAGATCAAAGAAAAGGTGCAAAACCACCTAAAAACTTTGAGTCCGCAGGTAATGATATATTAGGAAGCGGATTTGATTTAGGTAGTTTCGACCCTAGATAACAATTATTAATTATTATTATATTATATTATGGAAGAAAATGTAGAAAACGTAACGGATGACGTTACAAAGTTAGACATGTCTCAAGCTGTGGAACAACCAGTTGATGATAGTGTTACAAAGTTAGATTTAAATAAACCAGAAACACCAGAGGAAAATGAAGTTAAAGAAGATAACCCTGACAACGAGGGAGTGGTTGGAGTCGATGAAAATGCCAATGCCACAGAAAAACAAGAAGAAGTACAACCGAAAGTTGAAGCACAAGAAGCTCCAGTATTAGAAGAAATTACTGAAGAAGAAGTTCAAGAGCAAACAGAAGAATTGACTGAACAAGTTGAAGAGGCTGTAGCAGAAGCTCAAGAAACTGGAAAAGCTTTACCTGAAAATGTTCAAAAGTTAATGGACTTTATGGAAGAGACCGGTGGTACACTAGAAGATTACGTTCGCCTTAACCAAGATTACTCTAGTTATGACGATATGACAGTACTCAGAGAGTACTATAAACAAACTAAATCTCATTTATCATCTGATGAAATAGAATTTTTAATTGAAGATTCATTCTCGTATGACGAGGAAGTAGATGAAGAAAGAGATATTAAAAAGAAAAAAATAGCGTTAAAAGAGCAAGTTGCCAACGCTAAAAGCCACTTGGACGGGCAAAAGTCCAAATACTATGAAGAGATCAAAGCTGGAAGCAGGTTAACGCCTGAAGCTAAAAAAGCTATGGATTTCTTTAATAGATACAACAAGGAGTCGGAAGAAACTCAAAAAATAGCGGATAAACAAACAAAAAATTTTTTAAATAAAACTAATCAAGTTTTTAACGATAAATTCAAAGGTTTTGAATATAATGTCGGAGATAAAAGATATAGGTTTAATGTGAACAATGCTAACGAGGTTAAGAATACCCAAAGTGATATTAATAATTTTGTCAAGAAGTTCTTGAATGAAAATAATGAAATGTCAGACGCTAAGGGTTATCATAAATCTCTTTATACTGCAATGAACGCTGATGCTGTTGCTAATCACTTTTACGAACAAGGCAAGGCTGATGCTTTAAAAGAAAGTGTTGCTAAATCTAAAAACGTAAGTATGGACCCAAGACAATCATTTAGTAATGAAAATACTAGTGGTGGTACTAAGTTCAGAGTGCTTAGCGATGATTCTCCTAACTTTAAGTTTAAAATTAAAAACAAATAACTAATAAATTTAAAAATTAAAAAATAAAAAATTATGTCATTAGGATTAACTCCGACGAGTGCGCTTAACATACCAGCTACTCCGTCGGCAACAAAAGCAGCTGTACCTGGAGCTTACGTAGACTTACGTGACTCTGGATGGGCTCAACAATATTTACCAGATCTTATGGAAAAAGAAGCTGAAGTTTTTGGAAACAGAACTATTTCAGGATTTCTTGCGCAAGTAGGAGCTGAAGAAGCGATGGCTGCTGACCAAGTAGTTTGGTCTGAGCAAGGTCGTTTACACGTATCAGCATCAGGTACAATAGACGCATCTGCTGGTGTTATTACAGCAGCTAACCATGCTGTTAGAGTTAATGATACTGTAGTATTAAACCAAGCTGCTGGTACTTTAAAATGTTTAGTAACAGCTGTTGGAGTCAACACTGCAACTCCACCTGTAGCTACTTTTACTGTAGTACCTTATACTCAAGCAGCTATGGACACTACTGGTGGTACTGCAATTACTTTTGTAGACAACCCTGTAACTGGATTCGTATTTGGATCTGAGTATAAAAAAGGAACTAGTTATGACAATAAAGGTCTTGAGCCTCAGTTTGCTTCTTTAACTAACAAACCAGCTATTATAAAAGACCTATACGAAGTTTCAGGATCTGACGCTTCAGCTATTGGTTGGATTGAAGTTTCTGGTGAAGAAGGGCAAAATGGTTACCTATGGTACTTAAAAGGAAACGGAGATACAATGGCTAGATTTACAGATTACTGTGAAATGACTTGTATTGAAGGTGAGTTAACAGCTTCAGGTGCTGGTACAACTACTGATTTAGGTGCTATATCTGGTACTGAAGGTTTATTTGCTGCTATTAAAGCTAGAGGCACTGTAGCTGATGCAGGTTTTGACAGTGCGTCTGAGTCTTTAGCTACTATGGATACTCTTTTAAAGAGATTTGATACTCAAGGAGCTATTGAAGAAAACATGATGTTCTTAAATAGAGAAACTTCTCTAGCTATTGACGACATGTTAGCTTCTTTAAATGGATCTGCTCAAGGTAATGGTACAAATGCTAATAACGTTGGTACTTCTTTTGGTCTATTTGACAACTCAGCTGACATGGCGTTAAACTTAGGTTTCACTGGATTTAGAAGAGGTTCTTACGACTTTTACAAGTCTGACTGGAAATATCTAAACGATGCTACTCTTAGAGGTGCGTTTGTAGATGTTACTGGTGTGATTGCTCCAGCTGGTACTTCTAATGTTTATGACCAAATGATGGGTAAAAACATGAAGAGACCATTCTTACACGTTAGGTACAGAGCTTCACAAACTGAAAGCAGAAAAATGAAAACTTGGATCACTGGGTCTGTTGGAGCTGCGACTTCAAATTTAGATGCGATGGAAGTTAACTATTTATCTGAAAGATGTTTAGTAACTCAAGGTGCTAACAACTTCGTTTTAATGACAAAGTAAGCATTTAACTAATTAAGGATCGAGGCTTCGGCCTCGACCCTTTATTTTATTAACTTATATTATATTATATTATGGCAAAAAAAGAAAAAATCAAAGAGGTGGTTGTTGAAACACCACCGGTTGTAGAACAACCAAAAGTAAAAAAAGAAGTAAAACCAACTAATACTTGGGAAATAAAAGAAAGAAAGTATATATTAAAAGGACAAGCTCCTTTGTGTTACATACTAAAAGGTAGCAATATATACTGGTTTGATGAAGAAAAAGGTTATGAAAGAGAACTTAAAATAACTGATAATCAAAAAACACCTTTTGTAGATGAGTTTAGAGGTAATGCAAAACTTTCTCATATAATGTTTATGGACGGTATTTTGATTGTACCAAAAGAAAAACAAACATTACAAAAACTTTTATCTTTATACCACCCAGACAAAGACAGGATATATTTTGAATACAATGCAGTTCAAGATGCTACTGACGAGGTGGAAACTTTAGAATTAGAAATTGAAGCATTAATGGCAGCTAAAACTATAGATATAGATATGGCTGAAGCGATTATGCGTGTAGAACTAGGTTCTAAGGTTACAGAGATGAGTTCTAAGGAACTTAAAAGAGATTTACTATT